AATTATAATGCAAGTCAAATAACTTATGCATATCACAATAGTTTATATAATGAAGTAGGTTGGAACTATGCACAATCAACTTCTTCTCAAGTAGATAGAAATGTAGTTTACAATTATCTTGAAAATACTTGGGCTACAGGATCACTAGCGAGAACAACTTATGAAGATGCATCATCATTTGATTTGCCTTATGCAACTCAATATATTGTAAATGCAACACCTACATTTCCAACAATAAATGGTGTAACTAATACTTTTGGCGCAACTAAATACTGGGAACATGAAATAGGAGTTAATGAAGTTTCTTTTGCAGGAGTTGAAACTGCGATTACTTCTTATGTTCAATCTGGAGATTATGACATATCTGAACAAGGTTTAGGTGGAGATGGTCAACTTATAATGCGTGTTAAACGATTTATTCCAGACTTTAAAAATTTAGAAGGTAATGCAAAAATAACTTTATTTTTCAGGGATTACCCAGCTAATGCAAATTCAACACCCTCTACAACACCGCCTTTAATTACTGGACCTTTTACAATTACATCATCAACTGATAAGGTAGACACTCGCGTACGAGGAAGACAAGTAAGTGTAAAAATAGAAAATGATGCATTAGATGAAACTTGGAGATATGGAACTTTGAGATTAGATATTGAGGCAGGTGGTAGAAGATAATGGCAAAGATAAGTGCATATATACCAGAACCATCACAAAATTATGATGTTAATAATCAAAGACAAATAATTGAAGCACTTAATACTATTAAAGATCAACTTAACTTTGGATATCAACAAGATTTAATTAACCAACAAAATGCTATGACACAATTTATATATGGAACACAATCTGGATCTTTTTGTCCACAACAACCTATTGAAATAGCAGGTGGTGGAGGTTCTAATGCTTACGATGCATTTGGAAGATTAAGAGTATCTAATCCACTTACTATCTTTGACAGTAAAAATGTAATGTCAAAAAATAATCTATTTGATGAATCAACGGCTAATGGTGGAACAGTTACTTATACTGCAAATAAATCTACAGTTAATTTAAATGTAACAGAAGCAGCAGGATCTACAACAATAAGACAATCTAAAAGAGTCATATCTTATCAACCAGGCAAATCATTACTTATTTTTAATACATTTGTAATGAATGCACAGACAGAAAACTTAAAACAAAAGGTTGGATTGTTTGATGGTAATAACGGAATATTCTTTCAAGACACAGGTACAGGTTATCAAATTGTAAGACGTACTTATACATCAGGAGCTGCAGTTGATACTGAAGTTAATCAATCGGCATGGAATGGAGATAAATTAAATGGAACAGGACCAAGTGGATTTACACTAAATGCAGCAACATCTAACATATTATTTATTGATATTGAATGGTTAGGAGTTGGATCTGTTAGAGTTGGATTTGTTATTAATGGAAAGTTGATTACGGCGCATACTTTTTATAATGCAAATAACTTAACAACTGTTTACATGCAAACTGCAAATTTACCTATACGATATGAAATTAATAGAAACGGGACACTAGCAGCGGGAACATACACATTACAACAAATATGTTCTTCTGGTATTTCTGAAGGTGGATATCAACCAGAGGGAATTTTAGAATCTGTAGGAACAGCGAGTTTAGGTGGAGTTAATTTAACAACTGCAGGAACTTTTTATAATTTAGCAACAATAAAAATTAAAGCTAATAGACCATATGCTGTTATTGTACCTAATGGATTTGTTGCATCTGCTGTATCTAATTCTGACTTTGAAGTAGAATTAAGACAAAATGCTACTCCTTCTACACCGTTTTCTTATACAAGTTATTCTGATAATATAGAATATGATTTAACTGGAACAACAACAATTACTGGTGGAACTATTGTAGGTAGAACTTATTTATCAGGTAAAGGTGTTTCTATAGAAACATTCGGAGATGGTTTAAATTTTCAATATCAGATAGGACAAACTATTGCAGGGGTTTCTGATACACTAACATTGTGTGCAAGAGGTGCAGCTAATAATGATGATATTATTGGTTTAATTAAATGGTTTGATTTAACATAATGGCTATATTTTATAAAAATCAGGGATTTGTTTTATCAACAACAAACTTAACAACTGTATTAAGTATTAACACTTCATCTGTTGCAATTGTTAAAGATATTGCTGTAACAAATGATAGTTCAACTGCAGCTGAATTAGATATGTATATTTATGATTCATCAGCAACTACAAATTATCAATTTTTACATGCATCTATTCCAGGACTATGTAATGGAAATGCTGCTCAGACAGTCTTGAATTTAGAAGAAGGAGATGCTATATTAGCTCAAACACCAACTGTTGATGTTATTAAAGGCGTTATCAGTTATGCATTATTAGACAGAACGGGAGAAAATGGATAGTATAACTAATACAGAAGAAATTATAAAAAGTAAAAAAACTGGAAAGACATATAAAACAATGGAAGATTTCTTAAAAGAAAATACATTAGAAGATTTACAAAAAGATGTGTCTATAAAAATATCCAATAAAGGATTAGATTTATTTCAGAAAGTAATGAATAAAAAATGAACCCTAGAGGTGGTACAGAATTACAGGTAGAATTATTACATAAATTTGTAGATAAAAATTTATTAGATAAAGTTCAAATTACAACATCCGTACCGGAGAAAATACCATTACATCCAACTAAACCAAATATACTTTGGCAACAAAATTCATATGATCAAGCTAATCTAGCACCTTGGTTTAAGAATAAAGATAATCATAAAAAATATGATTGGTATGTATTTAACTCACATTGGTGTTATGAAAAATTTAGAATGATGTTTGATATACCAACATCAAAATGTTTAGTTATTAAGAATGCAATAGATAAAATAAATTCAAGATCTTTAGGACATACTAAAGGAGATCCGGTTAAATTAATTTATACTTCAACGCCGTGGCGAGGATTAAATGTGCTTCTTGCTACAATGCAACTTGTTAAAAATACATCAGTTCATTTAGATGTATATTCATCAACACAAGTATATGGAGATCAATTTAAAGATGCTAATGATAAACAATTTCAAGATTTATATGAACAAGCAAAGGTATTACCTAATGTAAGTTATATTGGTTATAAACCTAATGAATTTATAAAAGATAATTTAAAAAACTATCATATGTTTGTTTATCCAAATATATGGGAAGAAACATCTTGTATTGCAGCAATAGAGGCTATGGCTGCAGGACTTTATTGTATTACAACTGATTATGGTGCTTTATTTGAAACAGGTTCAGAATACATTACTTATATACCTTATGAAAAAGATTACATAAAACTAGCACATACATTTGCATCTGTAATAGATGTAGCTGCTGATAGACTAGGAGATCAAGGAGTAAAAGATCATTTAAAATCACAAATAGAATTTACAAATAGATTTTATTCTTGGGATTTAAGAAAAAATATTTGGAATAGATTTTTACAAGGAGCAGTTGATGCAGGACGCAAGTAAACCAATTTGGTTTAATAAACCAAACGATGTAAAGGTAGTTACAAAAGAACCTGAAATTAGGATCTATGTAGCAACTCCAGTACATAGTGAATGTTCTATTCATTACACACAAGCATTATTAAAGTTTCAACAGTGTTGTATGATGAATGGAATATTAGTTTCTTTTTCACTTCTTAAATCATCTTTAGTTACACAGGGAAGAAATTTATGTGTAGCTAACTTTTTAGGTGATCCTGGTAATTATACACATATGTTATTTATAGATTCAGATATTGATTTTAAATTTGATACAATAATAAAAATGTTAAAATTTGATAAAGAAGTAGTAGCAACTCCTTATCCTATGAAACATATTCATTGGGAACAAATATGGGAAAGATTACAAGCTGGTAAAATTAAAGATAAAGATGAATTAATGAGAGCTGGATTTATCTATCCAATAAAAATGGATGGTATGGTAGATAATGTTAAAAAAGAAATAAGTGTTGTAGATGGTTTAATAGAAGTATCTCATGCACCAACTGGATGTATGTTAATTAAAAGACAAGTATTTGATAAAATGATTAAAGCATATCCAGATGATTTTATTGATCAAGCTACAATTGTTAATGGAGAAGCTAAAACTAATCCATATATGTATAATTTCTTTGATACAGTTCATGATCCAAAATCTAAAAAATACTATGGTGAGGACTTTGGATTTTGTAAAAAATGGACTGCAATTGGTGGTAAATGTTATTGTTATATTGATGATTTTATAACTCACGTTGGTGAATACCAATATAATGGTAGATTAAAAGACAATTTAGAATTTGTTAAAACCGTTGACGATTCTAAAGAAAACAAGTAAAGTATACGTTTTCAGGACTCTGCGCCTGCTTATAATAAAACTAATTAATTATGACAATAGCGCGAGCTCAAATGTATAGACAATTATATCAATTTGGTGGCAGTCCAACAGGCATACAAACAATGGCTATGGATTATGGTCAACCATTACAAGTTCCTCAACAACAGCCTTTATTTACTACAACCGGAAGTGCAACATCTAGCCCATTATTAAATTATGGACAAACAAATATTGGTAAAGCAGGTGGAACACCTTTAACAAGAAATAGTTATCAAGAAGGTGGATTAACAGATTTTTATAATAATCAAGAACCTATTATTCCAAGAATAGAAAATATAGGTGGTCTTTTAGATCAAGCAGAACAATCAATTGGAGAACCTACAAACAATTTTAGTTCTCCATTAGCAAGTACATTTTCAAGATTTGGTATGCAAGAAGGTGGAATGGGAATGATGCAACAACCACAAGTTCCACAAATAGATCCTTCACAAATGGATCCAAAACAAGCTTTAGAACTTATTATTCAAATGTTAATTGAACAGGGAATACCTCCTGAACAAGCAAGAGAAATTGCAATACAAATGGTTCAAGCAGTTGCTGAAGGTGGTATGGGAGAAATGGGTGATGAAAGAATTGAAGCAAGATTTGGTGGAAGAATTGGATATGCTTCTGGTGGAATTGGAAGTTTAGTTAATAGAGAAGGTTATTTTTTAGGAAGTGTTTTTAAAGGAATAGGTAAGGCAGTTAAAGGAGTTACAAAGGCAGTTAAGTCTATTGTTAAAAGTGATTTAGGAAAAGCAGCTTTAGCAGCTGCTGCAATTTATGCAACAGGTGGTGGGGCTTTATTTGGTGGGCCAGGATTTGGAAGTGCCGGAACTTTATTTGGAACTGGAGGTGCTTTAGGATCTGGTGGTGCTGCAAGTAATTTTTTATTTGGTTCTCCAGTAGGTGGTTTTGGATTAGAGGCTGTATCAACACCTGGATTATTTGGAGTAGGAGGTAATTTTGCTCCAATGTCAGGAAATTTATTTGGATCTAATTCAATTTTAAGTGGTCTTACTAGTGGATTTGCTGGTGGTGGCGGAGGAGGAGGAATATTAAGTTCATTAGGTGGAAATGCTTTAGGAAGTTTTGCTGGTGGTCTTTTAGGCGGAACTTTAGCAGGTGGAATGCCTGAACAACAACCTGGTGAATCCGATGAAGATTATAAAAGAAGAGTAGCTGAATATAGACTACAATATGAACAGGCATTGAATAATCCAAATCCTAAATTTGCAACAGGATTGTATCCTAACAATCCTTTCTATCCACAACGAGCAGCTAATGGTGGTAGAATAGGTTATCAAGAAGGTGGTATTACAGATTTAGTTAAACAAATTACTCAACAAGAATTTTTTGGAAGACCTGCAATGGCTATGGGTGGAGAAATACCTGTAAGAGAAAATCAAGTAGGAGTGCAAGAATTAGACTATAGAAAAACTGGTGGATTTGTTCCTCCAATTGGTATAAAAGAAAAAGCAGATGATATACCTGCTATGTTATCTAATAATGAATTTGTATTTACTGCCGATGCTGTACGAAATGCAGGTGGTGGTAATGTTAATAAAGGAGCTGAAAGAATGTATA